CTTGGCAATTTTCTGAAATTAAAATTAGTTTTTACACAGTCTCATCTGGGTCTGAGACCCAGCGGCCTCACCAATGCTCACGTTAAAAAGTACCATTTTTTTCCCTCTTTTTTATCGCCTAATTTTAAATTAATTAAGCTAAACATTCAACAATCAATTTCATCAGACATTTTTCTTTGTATGGATTGTGTTTTTTGGTGTGGTCGTTGCTCTGAACCCGCCTTGAAGGGTAAGACGTCAATTAATCAGTTAGCTTCAAGCAGCGCTTGCTCTAAGTTTCAGCCCAGAGGAGGCAGCCCTAAATGAGCTCTGTCGCTGATTCGTTTAAGCCTCCATGTCTTCTCGGATACTATCCTTGCATAAGTAATCCATCATCAAAAGACTGCGCTATAATGGATACTTGTTCTAAGGATTTGTTTTTCTGCAGGTTTGCAAAGTTGGCGTTTGCTGATGGAACTGATATTTCGTGTAAGCGGTACAGTTTTTCTAATCGGCATTGTACGCATGGGGGCGGTTCGTGTCCTGGGCGGGGAGCTCTTGAGCGTCGACGTTTTGGAGGCAGCCAGCGATGATTCAAAACGGCGACAATTCAATAAGGGAGAGAATTAAATCTGATGTTTTACAAGAAGTTCAGCGCGTTCTACTGACATATGAAGAAAGAATTGCGGTTTTGGAAAAAGAAAACCGCGTGCTTTGGGAAGAAAATAGGAAACTTTGCAGTGCGTTAGATGACCTAACGTTTTCTGTTGATGCTTTCGAGGAAGAAATGAAAGCGAAAATAAATGATGCCTTATCCAACTTGGCGGAGACTTGATTTTTTGCAGAGCAAACTTGAAGATAGAAGTCAAACTATTTCGCGTTCAAAGTCAAAAGTCAAATTTGACTTCTCTACCGTTCGCACACGGGTATTACCTATCCTCAAAGGAATTGAGGTAAAGATGTATCCATCTAAGATTGGACGTGCCCGTGGATGGAAAAAACAACATGTAGCTTATTATGTAAAAAAGCTTGAGAAAGCGGGCTTAATTCGCAGGCTAAAGCGTAGCAACTTTGTCGATTATGAATTGACTGAGCAAGGTCAAAACTTTCTCATATCATGTGAGGGAGTGCTATTTAGCTCGGGCGTGTTTCGGCTACATCGTTGCTTTTTCAAGTTTCCTGTTTTACGTGAGGGGGTTTATCCTGCTGCTGATTTTCGAAGGATTGAGATGGTGAATTGGACTGCGCTTTTAGGGTTAGAGCAGGGTGTGAAGGTGAGGCATACTACGACGTCTTGGATTGTTCATGTTGAAACTCTTTATGGTCGTAGTCCTGGGGAACTGGTAACTCTAGCTAAGAATCTTGCTGATCGGGTTGCTAAAGGTTTGATGAGTAAGTATGGCTGCGTTTTGGGTGATGGTCAGATTAACAAGCGTCATGAACTCGGGGTAGATGATCCGGTGGCGAATCTTTTGAATCGCTATTTCACGGTAAGCACTCCAAAACGAGTTATAGATGACAGTCCGGGAGACGATGAGGGCGAGCTTGACCATGTTGGTCGGGATGCAGCGGTTGAGTATTTGCTGATGCCTGAGCGAGTGAAAAAGCTGGAGGGTCAAGTGGAGAACGTTCTAACTGATTTGGCGAAGATTTCAAGCAGCCTTGAAAAGCTAGAAAAAATGGGTTACAGTATAGCCAAGGTTGCCGAAGCACTGGGCAAGCTTACAGATTTTCAAACTAACCAAGAGGTTCCGAGCGGTCCTGGAGGTAAAGAATACATTGCTTAACTTAGAATTAAAACAAGAAATCAGCTCTCTTAGAGGAAAAGCCTGCAAGCGCGTCATAAAGGCCGCTTCACTAAATGACACTTGGAGCATGAAACGCTACTCTGCAATCAATAGTTATCTAGCTGATTTGAATGGGAGCGGTGTCTAATGTCTGTTAAAAGTTGTTCAAAAGCAATTTTTGCGCATACCCTAATGCATGGGAAAAGTCCATGCTTTTTACAAGTCATTTTTCTTCAATTAGTTGGTCCTGATTACCCACTGTCAATTTTGCCCTGTGTTGATGGAGCAGAATTCTTGGAGTGTGCACTCTGATATGGAAACCGCTGAAAAACCTGTTCAAACAACTAAAAAGAAGCGCAGCCAAAGCGACAAAATAGGCCGCTTAAAGTACAACCAGCAACTCCTCAAACAAACCTTAGTAGAAGTAGAAGAGGTCAAACTTATGCTGCGCACAATCTTTGCAGGCCTAAAGGATTCTTTCAATTTTGAGAAGCCACTAATCGAGCGCATAGTCTGCCAAGATGAAGTTGACAAAGAAATTTTACAGTTGCTCTATGAAGCTGGATCAACAGGCTTATTGCCCAAGGATTTGCAATCGAGACTTGAACAGTTCAAAGTCACTCGTCATCAGATAAGCAGAAGAATACTAAGAATGGACAAACGTCTGGAAAAAGAGTTCGGGGAGCACATAGCTGAGAAAAGAGGCTGGCATTGGGCATTAACCAGTTTCGCAGTTGAGGCATGGAATAATACTGGAAAAGATTAATTTGCGAACTATCAACCACGCAATTCTCTATCTCAAAACTTGTGCCTAAGGAACGTTTTTATTTCTTATTTGTGAATTGAAGATTAGAGGAGATTATTTGTCAAGACCTATCGACGTAGTTCGTTATTTTCATAATGCATTTCGTCGGGACATGTCCCAAATCGACACTTTAGCCCTTAATATCGCACGCGAGGGTGGAGACATTGCTCCCGTCTTTGACCGACTCCAAATCATAGGCGAAATCTTGGACTATCATGCTAGAGGTGAGGAGGCGGCGGTTTTCCCAGCTGTCGACAACATCTCTCCTCTTGTTGCCAAAGCCTACACCATGGATCATCGTGAACTTGACAACATGGTTCGAGGACTAGAAGCAATCCGCAAAGCACCTGACCTCTTAACAACCGCCCGAGCAACAGCAGTCTTAAACTCGCATGTACGAATTCATTTAGACAAAGAAGACGCTTATCTCTATCCAGTTCTCAGAGAAAAAACAACAGATGACGAGCAGATCTCAATTGGCAAAATCATGGCAAGTAAAACGCCTCCAGAACGGTTACCTATTCAGGTTCAATGGCTATTCTCTTTACTTTACCTTGATGACCAGGTGGCAGTTACACGAATAGAGATGTCGGTGATGCCTCCGCCAGTTTTCAATATGGTTAAACCGCTGATAAGAAAAAGTGTTGCCGCAAACTGGGCTATGTTGACTCAGCAGATCCCGGAACTATCCGACAAATAAACTTTCAAACTCATCAGATAAGAAGCCAACTCCGAAAAAATGCCTATCCGCACGGGGGTGGCGGACCAGCAGGGATTCGAACCTAAATTATGATGCGGTCGCTGGGTGGCATACCTGAACACGGTATGAGTCTCAAACTTATTGAATAAGATAAATCTTGGCTGATTTTGACCAAGTTTGAAGGCGCCCGTTCCCATCGTGCTCAAAAGTAAATATTGTTTTTCCATGATAATGTGACTACACAAACACGGTAACATATTATTATTTATTTGAAGCGTGAAGAAGCAATATTGGTTTTAAAGGAACTTTTTGAAAAATGCACTAATCTTGATGGTCATTATTTAGAAGTAATTCCGCCTAACGCTTCCTTCAAACTGAGTGGTGGCTATCAAATAGAGATTAAGGCGATTCTTGATGAAGAAACAAGAACGTGTATGCAAGATGTTCTAATGAAATATCAGCTTACTATTAAAGTCAAAGAAGAAGATAGTTTCATAATTTACAGACCTCACAAAGCATCCTCGCCTGTCCGCAAAAAATAGAGTTATTGGTATAAAACAATAACTTTTCATTTTACATTTGCGCTCCCAAAGAGCTAAACGGTAAAATGTCCTTCATGTAAGCATAGATAGTTTTTTAAGATACAGACTATATCTACTGCGCTCGATATTTGGGCGAGCGCTAGCTCCATTGGCTATTTTCAGTTTTCGCCCCCTTCACCCAAAAGTTGGGAGTGCGGCTTGTTAGTATGAATCATAAACGCGGTAGACGAAGTTCTAAATCTCAAGAATTTAGGATTCAACAAAAAGATTCTCGTCAATTTGTTCGAGATAATGCTTTCTTTGACAGGGTCAAAGGAGAGTCTGTTTGCTTAGATACAGTTGATGACATTACTTATCATTTAGCTTTAACTTTTGGGCAGCCCGTAGCCGAAGCAGTACCTAGAGTGGAGCCTGGACTAGTTATTAGTAATCCGAGCGGAGAAGGCGCTTTCCAATTAATGGAAATGTAATCTTTTCTGAGGCAACAATAATGGAAGTAGTTGAAGAGAACACAGGAGCTGGCAAGGTCTGTCCAGATGCTAACAAAAACCCAGTTTGTCCATATATTACCGCAATACATCAAAATACTTCTCAGGTAAACCGGATAGAGAAAGCCCTTGTTGGAGAGGACCTGCAATCGGGTTTGGTGGCTAAAGTTCACCAGCTGGAAGTTACTCAGAAAATTCTAATCGCTTTAGGCAGCACCAGTCTTGTTGGATTGGTTAGCCTTGTTGTACTTTTGTTTGAGAGGTTTGTGATCAAGTAGTGTCAATTATTATTCCCGCCGCTGAAACCGTAACGATTAGCGAGCTTAAGACTGATGGGCAAAACCCAAACAAGATGAGCAAAGACCAGCTAGAGCGGCTCAAAGCTTCTATCAAAAGGTGGGGCTTTATCATTCCCATCATAACAAACAAGGACCTCTTAATCGCTGATGGCGAACAGCGCTATACTGCTGCAAAAGCTTTGGGCATGACTGAAGTTTCCATTATCCGATTGCCCGTCGAGGATGTGGATCGTCGACTACTTAGGCAAGTTCTAAACAAGCTCAAAGGTGAACACCAAAAAGAGCTTGACCAGGCAGAGTACCAACGCATTATTGAAGCTGGAAAAGAAGACGACCTCAAATACTTACTAATGCTCTCCGACGAGAAACTGAATGGCGTCTTGAACCAAGAAGAAAAAAGCGTCAACTTCGACGAATCCTTTGAAGTAGTAATCGAATGCGAAGACGAGACCCAACAAGAAGCAATCTACAACAAATTAATTGGTGAAGGGTACAAATGCCGCGTTTTGAGTTTATAAAAACCTGGACTAAGCCTGAAAGTTTTCGAGCCCAGTCCGTAATTGGAAGCTTTACGCTAACAGATTGCAAAATGGAGAAGCATTTTACTGGGGAGCTGCCAATCGAAAATGAGGCCTGGCAAATCGGCGTCATAGTTGGTCGAAGCGGTACAGGCAAAACCAGCATTGCCAAAACTCTTTTCCCTGAAAGTTACATCAAAGGCTTCGACTACCATCATGAATCGATACTAGATGATTTTCCAGCAAGCCTCCAAGTAAACGACATAACCAAAAACCTCTGCAGTGTGGGCTTTGCATCTCCTCCCGACTGGCTCAAAAACTATGAAGCACTCAGCCAAGGCGAGAAAATGCGCGTAGACATTGCAAGGGCACTCAGCTTAGATCAAAACCTTATCGTCTTTGATGAGTTTACAAGCGTTGTTGATCGCGAGATTGCAAAGGTCAGTGCTTACGCCATAAGCAAGGCGGTGCGAAGAACAAAGAAGAAGTTCATAGCTGTTACATGCCACTATGACGTTATTGATTGGTTAGAGCCTGATTGGGTTTTCTGCACAGACTCGATGGAGTTTATAAAAAAAAAGTTAGCCACCCAGCAATTGACATCTCAGTTCATAAATGCAGCAATTCCATGTGGCAGATCTTTAGGCAATATCACTATCTAAACGGGACCCTTGGTGCAGGCGTCAAATGCTATGTAGCCCTTTATCAACAAAAACCCGTTGCCTTTATCGCAGTCGCACATGTGCATATGTTGGCAAACTATTATCGCGTGAGTCGTCTTGTGGTCTTGCCCGATTATCAGGGCATAGGCATTGGAAAACGTCTGTTGAATTTCATGGCTGAACATTATTCATCTCAGAGTAATTTGCCGTTTTATTTGGTTACAAGCAATCCTCAGCTTGTGAGGGGAAACTTGGGTAACTGGATAATCAAACGAGTTGGACATGGCAGCCACGGAAAAGGAGACACCCGGATAAATCGAGAACTGGTTCATTCTAACAGCAGATGCCGTTTGACAGTCTCCTTAAAGTATATTCCAGCAAAAAACCTGAGATAAACTCACAGTTAATGAGGTTAAAAAAATGGAACCAGAAGAATTTATTGAAAAAATAAAGAAAGCCTTCGCCAGAGTGGTAGCGATGCCTGAGTGGATGCAAACAATTCTGCTCGAAGACATAGACGCTGCAATCGAAAACAGAATCCGCACAATGGAAATCATAATTCAGAGCCAAAACCCCGAAAGCTAAACTGCAGAGTGAAGCTATGTCAACTCCAACCAAGGAAGAAAGCGAACATGCCGTAAGTCTTGAAGAGGAACTTTACACAGCGGCAAATTTAGAGTCTACTGAAAAAACCCTGAAAACGGCAGATCAGTACGGCGCGAAGGATAAACACCCAAAGGAACCAATCGTTCGAATGAATCTGCAGCTTTTTCGTCGACGCAAAACAATGTTAATAGCACATTACAGCGATCGCCTAAATCATACCAGTCTTGAGCAGATTGCTGAAGAATTTGATTGCACTGTGAAAGCTTTACTTAACGATTTAGCGAAACGTGAAATTTGGGAGCCATTTATTTGGGAAGTGCAGCAGGCTCATGAAGACGGAAAGAAACAACTTAATTTATTGCAGCTTGCTCGTGAAGAAGCCCTGTACATGATGAAAACATGCAAGTCTCCCAATGCACGTGTAGGGGCCATTGGCAAGTTTATTGATTCTATCAAAGCTGAAGTTGAGATTAAACAGAGTTTAGGTCAGTTACCAAAACAAATTCAACCTGCGGTTCTGATTCAGCAAAATGTTACCAACCCCACAACTGACATCAAAGAAACATTCGACATCCTCGCCGAATACGACGCAATCATCCAATCGCGAAGAGGAACTTCAACGGAAAATATTCGAGAGAACGATCCTTAACAATCCCTATATTATTCAGAAGCCAACGCCAAAGCAAATTGAATTTCTGACTTGCGGGGTTACTGAAGCCTTATTTGGCGGGGCTGCAGGACCAGGTAAAAGTTCAGCACTCTTAATGGCGGCTTTGCAATATGTAGAGTTTTCACATTATACTGCTTTGATTTTAAGGCGCACTTATCGGGATTTAGCCCTTCCCGGTGCACTGATGGATCGAAGCAAAGAATGGCTACTGGACACTGATGCACGTTGGAACGAGATCCAACACTGTTGGACTTTTCCAAGCGGCGCCAAAGTGCAATTTGGCTACCTTGAGTCAGAAACCGACAAATATCGTTATCAAGGAGCTGAATTTCTCGGCATATTCCCAGATGAATTAACTCAGTTTAGCGAGACCCAATACGTTTACTTGAACAGTCGGTTGCGTCGACCAGACAATTTTCCAGTGCCTTTGCGTCTCTGGGGAGCATCTAACCCTGGCGGTCTGGGGCATGCTTGGGTTAAGCAGCGGTTTATTGTGGAAGGTGAAAAATATGGAAGAGTTTTTGTGCCTGCGAGGTTGCAGGATAACCCGCACATTGACCAAGCAAGTTATATTAAACGGCTTCAAGCCCTAGATTCAACTACACGCAAGCAGCTGCTTGAGGGCAGTTGGGATGCAGCAGTTGGCAAAATGTTTAACCGATCTTGGTTTAAAATAATTGAAAAGGCTCAGGTGCCCACGGATATCTTTAAGGTTCGTTATTGGGATTTGGCAAGCACCGAACCCGCGAAAGGCAAAGATCCTGACTGGACGGCTGGTGCGTTAATCGGCGTCTGTCAAGGTCAATATTATATTTTTGGTCTGGAGCATTTCCAGAAGACACCGAAGGGCACTGCAGACAAGATCAAAACTGTTGCTCAGCTTGATGGCCGAGATCAAGAGGTTTGGATGGAAGAGGAAGGCGGCTCAAGCGGCAAAATTGCCTCGGATTATTATGCCAGGGAAATCTTAGCAGGATATCCTTTTCGAAGTGAGCATCCGACCGGAAGCAAAGAAGTTAGGGCAGGACCCTTCAGTACGGCGGCTGAAAACGGCAATGTCTTCCTGGTGAGAGGCGATTGGATTAATGCTTTTTTGGATGAAGCTGAGGCTTTTCCAGAAGGCGAACATGACGATCAAATTGACGCCTGCAGCGGCGCCATTAACATTTTGAATTCAAGTGCTCCGCCCGGCAAGGGTGTGGGCTTCATAAAACATTGAGAGCCAAAATCCTTGAAGCAATCAGAAAATAATCGCTTTATCATCGCTAAGCTCCAGAGAGATCTCGCGGCAATTATTCAGGAATTTCATGAGTATCAGCATGAAGTAGATCGGCACTTTCTGAATCTGCCAGAAGAAAAGACGCGAATTATCGTTAGAGAAATTGAAACGGATCTTCCGGACCATTTGCGATTAACTTATAATGCTCTAAGGGAGCTTAAGCGAGCAACTGCTCAAGAAATAGCTAATGTCACAAAACGTGCTCGTGCGAATGAATCTATGATTCTTCACTTCTTTGAGATGTTTGATTTGGTAACAAGTGAAAGGTCAAGCCGAAAAAAGATTTACATTTTCCCAGAAATTAAGCATTAAAGTTTACTGCGTACTTCAGATGGAGTTTTTCTTCCTTTGAACAAGCTTTCTCTCCCAACCATTTGGATGTACGCAGTAATTTATGGTAGCGCACGCGGACGCCATAGCAAGTAAACCTTTTCCCCACGGCAGAGTGTGTATTCCACAACCTTGTGTAAGAAAATCTTTTAAGCAAGGTCAAAACAAGTAGGATATTGGTTGAAAGTATGAATACTTTTAGACTAATTGGAATAGTTCTTTGTTTAATCGGTTGGCCAATTTTAGTTTCTGGAATAATAATACCAAGTACAAGCCCATTTTACATTTACTCTAATTATACTGGTTTCAAATTTCCAGTTTGGCTATATTTTTTAGCCTCTCTGATGGCTACTATAGGCGGTATTTTAATCTTTATCAGAAGTAAAACAAAACACACCCCTTCTTAGAATAAACATATGACTTTTTCCCAAGGTTGGGCGTACCCCCCTCTCAAAAATAAGAATTAAAAGCAAAACTATTATTGTATGGTATTCGGTAGGTTACTGTATGGGCATATCAAGACGGATATTGGCTGTTGCTATTTTTATTCTTGCAATTGCCTTGGTATCAAGCACCATATATTTGCAGAGTGAAATAAATGGCTTAAAAAGTACTAGTACACCAAATGCTACTCCATTGTCAACGGTAACTATTAGCCCAACACCAAGTCCAATGAATACTTCATCAAGTCCAATACCGCCAATAGGTGTTACTTCAAACCTTAATGTTACTTATTCTTCGGCTGATTCAGATGTAATACTGATAAATGGTGCACCATCATTAGCCATACTGGTAAATGGTACAATCACCAATAATGGAGCAAATACCGCATATAATGTTGGACTTGCGGTAAGTGCTGATACTTCTATGGTTAATGCAGAACCGTTACTTACCCAAGCTGTCAATGCAACAATTCCGCTTGTATCAGGTACATACAATGCAAACGGTCAAATGCTTTCTAATGATGGTTCTGTAGTAAGCGTACCCTTTTCAAATCTATCGCCAAACCAAAGCGTAACCGTTTCGATAGCAGTCTATGCCCATGTAATCCATGGTCTAACTGACGTTAGGGTCAATCCTATTTGGTCAGACACGCCATAACCTTTTCTCACGGTTGGATGTATAGTCCCTCTCCCCTGTTCTGAGAATTAAGCCGTTTAATAAGTGACCTTTTCCCAAGCTTGGATGTACATAGTAATTTTAGTTTCATATTTCACGGTGATTTGATATGGACGTTCCACAAAACGAAAAAGAACTCTTCAGCGCCGATGACAGACCAACTGATCCGGCTAAAAAGATAGTGCAAGCTTTAGGCGTTGAAATAACTGCGAAACCCACTGAATTGCGTATTTACATTAACGGCAAAGATGTCCTAGAGCATTACGTTTTGGACACGCTGCTGATTACAACTAAAAAGCCTGTTTCAAATGCGCCTAAACAGTAGTTGAGTGATTTTTCTTATGCCTGCACGCAGTATGCTTAGTATTACCGTTTCTGGTACAGATCGCAACGTTTCTCTTGATGTTAGTACGCAGCAGATGCAGGAGCAAATTCCTTTCAGTTGGCGCACTGATAGCCAACTCTACAGCTACGTTAACAGTAAATATAAACAGCCAGCTAGCGGAGCCGGCTTTGTTTCCCAGCCCTATACGGCAATTTGGGATCTAGTCTGGGGTGTTACCCCAGTTGAAGACTTGGCTAAATACAAAGATTTAGCAACAAGAGTTCCCTATGTGGCGGCTTCTATTCGAGTTAAAGCTAACATGGCCATTAGCAACGGGTTTGAACTCGAAGGCGGCCAAGAAGATGTTCGCACTTGGCTAATGGATTGGTGCGAGAAACATAATTTTCTCCAAACCCTGCGAGTAGTCGCCTGGGATATGATGGTTTACGGCAACGCCTACCAAGAACTCTGCAGTGATGAAAATGTGCCTCCTGAACTTTGGTGGCTTAAAGGGCTCGATCCCGTTCACATGCGGGTCCGCCGAGATGAATACGGCAACGTTTTTGGCTACATTCAACTGTTAACTTTTCCGCCCGTGCCGTTTACTGCTCAGGAAATTATGCATTTTAAAAATGAGCCCAAAAGCAACTGGTATGAAGCAATTTACGGCACAAGCGAAATTAGGCCACTGATTTTGAATCAAGCCTATATTGATTCATATGAACGGGATATGGCAACAATTATCGGCGTTTACCTTAAGCCAATGCTTGTCGTGAAAGCAGGCACTCCAGAGCGCCCCTTCAACGATACGCAACTTGGCACGCTAATGGAAGCTTTTAGCGATCGCAGACCCAATACAGATGTTTTTGTCCGAGGAGACGTTACAGTTGACCAAGTTCAATCCTTAACTCGCACTCTGAATTTTGAGCCCTGGATGAATTATTTAGAGCGTCAAAGAAAAGCCATTTTGGGCGTGCCTGAAATCTTCTTAGGCGAGCCATCCGGGACAAACCGTGCAACAGCCGATATAGTAATGCAGGAATTCGTTACCCGACTGCGAATGCTTCAAGAAATCATGGGCGACGACGTCGAAACGATGCATTTTACCCGGCTTGTTGAAGCCAAATTTGGAGAGGGCACAGAGGTTCCGCATATTAAGTGGAAGCCGATTTGGGAGCCAAGTTTAACCGAGAAGTCGGCGATTTATGCAACTCTTGTTCAAGCAAATGCCGCAAGAATTAGCGAGTGGCGTGTTGCAGTTGGCTTACCAAAAGAGTTACCTCCAGAAACAAATGCTCTACCTGTACCTAAGCCAGCGTTAAATCAGTCAGGAAACAAGTTTGGGAATCAAGCGACTTTCACCAAGGACGGAAAGAATTATCTTGTCGCAGAAATTGTTGCCCCCTCTTCCTGAAGCGGTTCTGGCCGAAGCGATTGAAATTGCTGGGCTTCTTAACGCTCCAGTTTTGAACGAGATCGGGTTTAAAGCTGCAGTCGTTAACCCTGCAATTCGCTACACTATTTGGCGTTATGTTACTGAAGGGTTAGCGCCTAGCCCTAATCTCTGCCACAACTGCAATGACAACAAAACCGAAACTTACGAGCTGGAAGACCCTGATGAGCTCTTAGATATGTTTCCCTGGGGCGAATGGCTAGATGATGACACTTTTGCGGTGAATTTGCACCCCAACTGTCACTGCCTGGTCGTAAGAGATCAGGATGTTTACTGGTAACTAACGGTTTGGTCGGCTTTGACGTGGTAGAATGATAGGTCGATTTCAGACCTAAACTTAGAAGGTTTTCTCATGGAACTGAATTATGACATTGACGTTCAAGCTAGCCTAGATGAAATTAGGCAAACGATAACGATTGAAGGTCAAGCAATCGACACGTCTATTAACGAAAATAATTGGCAAGTGCCCTCGGAAGATATTGACTATTTCGCGTCTACTCTGAAAAATGCGCAGCTACGAATTAACCATGGCACAAATGTGGAAGACGTCAAGGGGATCGTTAAAACTGTTAAGCGATTTGGCGATACGGTCCTCTTTTCTGCAGAAGTTTCCGGAGATCCCATTTTGCTAACTCAGATTGAGAAGAAATATCTCAACATGGTTAGCCCCAAAGTTGTTTCAGACGAAATTGTCTGCAGCAAATGTGGCGAGAAAACTCGCAATGAAAACTTGGGCATGATTCACCTTTGCTCCGGCGCCTATGAAGTGGTGCATAAACCGCAATGTGTCGAATTAAGCATTGTTGCAGTTGGAGCGTATAAGAACAATATTTTTAGGCCTAAGGGTTTCGCCGCAGCCATGAATGAAGCGCAACGCCAAGCGCTAATTGCGTCTAAATGCAGTTGCCAAGACAAAACCAAGTGTCCTTGCGGAATTTCCCAGCTTAGATCACAGGTACAGCTCGCTAAAAAAGACGAGCCTAACCAACAAAAAATAACAGGAGAAAAAAATCAATTGTCAGAAAAACCACCTAAACAAGAACCCCCGATTGAAGAAACTGATGAAGAAAAA